GTTTTACTGTCTACTGCATCTTTTTTGTTTTTTACACGTAGTTCAGCCGCAGCTTTTTCTTCGGGGGTAGTTGCAGCTTTTAAATCGTCATTTGCTTTTGTAAGTTCTTGTTGTGCCGCATCAAGTTCAACGGTACGAAGAACCAATCCAGCTTGATTATACTTTTTTCTTGCAGAATTTATTTTAGCTTCGTCTTCTTTCATTATACCCACAATCAATTTCTTTAATAACTTCTTTTGTTTTTCGGTTAATTTACCAGTAATTTTACCCAATTTATTGTTTAATATATTATGAACATTTGTATTGTAATTACCAAACAAATCGATAATAAAAGCCTTTTGTTGTTCTGGGGTTAATGTAGCATATTGAGATCTTAATTGACTTGCACTTCTAGCCGGTAACCCTAGTACTGTAAAATCTACAGTTGGTACTGTTATCAAGTATCCGTGTTTTATGGCTGGGTCTAATTTGGATTGATTTTTTGGCAATGGCTGTAAATAAGAAGGAGATCCATCTTTTTTTACAAAGTTTTTGAATCTTGGATCTTCAATCATATCCTTTTCACTAACTGCAAAAATAATAATATCACGTTCTATATTGATTGGTATTTGATTAGCTACACTTTTCAAGTTGTAGTTGTTTTTGACGTTTAGTATTTTGTTTGCCGGTATACCTGTGGTAATCATCATTTGCATTTTTTCATTGAAAGTAAATGGTGATTTTGGCAATTTTGTAACACCTGTGGTTGTTATGTATACATCATTACCACCAAATTTAGTGGTTAGGTAGTTGTATACACTTTTGTGACCTTTGTGAAAGGGATGAAATCTACCAGGATAAATTACGAATATTTTCTTGCCCATTTGCATATAGTAATAAATAGAAAACCCCACAAATAAATGTGGGGTTCTTTTTGATACAATAAATATTAATATTGGAGAATTGCGTAATCGTATGCTACAGATAAACTGATCATCTGAGCAGCACCGTCATCGCTCCAATCCATTTCTTGGAAATCAGCGCTTACGATAAATGAACCTACCAACTTCCATTCTTCTACTTTGTCACCTACTGGACCCAAGACGTTAATTGTTAGATCCTTCTTATAGAAGTCTTGGTAACCATCACGACCAGTAACTGATTCGTGGTGCAAACGTACCCATTCCATTACTGCTTGAGCACCGGATGGTACAATTGGATCATAAAGTTCCATACTGATTTCATCCCATACACTTTTACCCTTGTAGTAGGTTTTTACGTTAATATGGTCAAGTTCCTTCTTGGCTTGTGTTAGTTTAGGACGATTGACCTTTTTGATGATGAATGATGGAATACCATCAACATAAAGAATAAAACGATTCTTTACTTTTGGTTCGAATGCCGTAGCGAATATTTCACTTGGATTTAGTAGTTCTGCCATATTTTTACCTTATTGTTCTTGAATATAAATATTAAACGATTTAGTTTTATATAAAGTTTTTTATCATTTACTCAAATTTTTATCTGTAATATTTGTGATAGCATTTTTTAGTTGATTGACGTAACCTGTGGATCTTAAAAGTTTAAACACCAAATTTTCTGTACTATACTCGCCGCTCTTACTTAATCCAGCTTCTCTCATTTCATACAAACGTTTAACTAAACGCTTTAATTTATCTAAATTTTGTTCTTTTATAGCTGTGGAAATAAACGAAACATATTGTTTGTATTTCTTTGTAATAGCATCTTTATCAATCTGAATGTCTTCTATTTTTGGCTTTTTTACCCATTCATTTTTCATCAAACTATATACAGCTTGACTTCTATTGACCTCTTTAATATCTTGAATGTAAACTTCCACTGGATGATTGCCAATTCTAATGTTGTGGTTTTCATTCCATTTGCTTTTTAAGCCATCCACATAATTCTTAACCAGTTCTTCATTTGGATCAATTTTGGAAAAATCTACAACCAAATGTAAGTCAATATCACTTGTTGGTGTCCAATTATATCCGGCAGTACTACCAAGAAAGTATATATTTTCAAGAGGTACATTCAAATCAGTATCTTTGTAAAAAGTATTTGCAATAGTTAATAACTTGTTTAATACATCAGGTTTAATAGCATTTTCAGTAGCCCATATCTCAGGATTTAAAATGCTATTATAAATTCTATGAGATTCTTTGATACCCAACATTTCTTTTAGTTTATTAATTGTATCTATTGCGCTTTTATGCAATATTGCTTTACCACCAGCTTTGATAAAATCATTTACATTATCTTCACGGTCATCTATCAAAATACTATCAGGAGTTGCAAACTTTGCTTTTAAATTTCTATGCGGTACCAAATTAGCTTTAATATCAATATTGTTATTGGCTAACCACTGCTTTTTACCAACATATGCCAAATTGGTAGGCGCATGACTCAATATCTCTACAGGCAAATTTGATACAAAATTATAAAGCAATCTGCCATCTTTCATCCAAGGCATACTAGAATAGTATTCAGGACAATTCTTATCTACAAACTTAAATCTATTCTTTTTACCGTGTTCAGCATCATAAGTTTCAACAGGTACACCACCACTATATCGCTTGAATTGCAATTCCCAATCACTTATCACACCATCCATATCCAAATATATTTTATGTTTATTAGTAATCATTTATAATAAATAGTAGCATATTATGCGCTTACAGTTAATTTAACTATCAATATTTTAGTATTATTATTTAATAATTAACTTAACCATTTAGTTAACTAAGCGCTAGCTTTAGCTTATACTTTATATAAAAGCAAAAGTCAAGTGTTATATTAAATTTAATTTGAAAATAATACTCTAACATAATCGCAATCGTATAATACGTTATCAGAACCAGGCGTAGAAATTCTACAACTACCAGCTAATTGTGCTGTAGGTCTTCTTGGTACTGCAATAAACATATTATTTATAGATTGACCGGGATTTTCATATTGATAAGTTGCTGTACCAGCTACCACATAATTTGCATTAGAAAATGCAGTGGTAAAGTTAATTGTATAATCGCCGGTACCATTATCAGTTATGGATGATACGTTATTAGACGCGTTAGATGATGGTGTGCCTGTTCCATTAAAGTGAATCCATGCTTTTATATTTGTGACACCGCTAGTACCACTGGTACCAGTAATACCACTAGACCCAGCATTACCATTTGCGCCACTAGTGCCACTGGTACCTGGATTACCATTTGCGCCACTGGTGCCACTCGTTCCATTGGTACCACTGCTACCCGCACCACCTGGACTGCCATTTGCGCCACTGGTGCCACTTGTTCCATTAGCACCACCGGTAGATTTGTATACAACGCCGGTTGTATTATCAACTGTTAGAAAATATCCAGTTGCGTTACTTGTCAATCCTTCCAATTTAAGTGGTAAATTTGTAGAAGATCCACTTATATGCAATTTATTAACAGGACTCGTTGTGCCTATACCAACATTACCACCATTTTTTAGAGTTAATATTTCTACAGAACCACCATCAACAAAACCGAGTCTATCGATACTTGAGTTTTTATAGTAAAATATATTAAATTGATTCCAAGTACCAGAAGAATTTCCACTCTTCATTAGTATAGAACCCGTACCAAAACTACCTGCCAACCTACCATCTATTATGAATGAATCTTCAACTGTCAAAGATCCATTCATATATGTTGTGCTGTTTACGTAAAAAGTTCCGTTAACTTGAAGTGTATAATTAGGACTTGTTGTACCTATGCCAACACTGCCATTAGAAGCAATACGCATTCTTTCACTACCACCTGTTTTAAATGTTAGTGTATCAGCGGCTGCCCAATCCATACCAGTATTGGTATCTTGATTAAAAGCATAATATGGGTCATGATTACCATAAGCAACTGCTCCTGTAGTATCACCCGCATAAACTACACCCGCACTATTTATCAATAATATAGTGTTGGTACTACCAGCTCTAATTCTAAATGGATAGAAATTAGCTCCAACTGCAGCTGCATAATCATATCCAACACCAATTGCCCCACCACCAAAACTTGAATTTGTAGATCTTACAAACAAGAATGAACCAGACGTAGTATTTGTTCCTTCTGTTTGTATTTGTAAACCTGAATTTGTAATTATCGTACCAATACCAACACATCCACCTGGAATTATGGTTGGTATATATCCAACACTATTTTCGTATCCATATAGTTCTACTCTCTTATATGTACCACCATTAATTAGGAACTTACCAGAAATATAATTTACATCTCCTGTATTAATTGACATTCCATAATAATAGTTATCAGCTTTTAGAAAGTTATTGGCGGTTAATTGTAATGGAAATGCGTTGCCATATGGATATGAAACAAACATGAAGTTGCTTGTATTTATAGAACCAACCACATCCAATTTATAAGCAGGAGTACTTGTGCCTATACCCACATTACCATCTGTAGCTATACGCATTTTTTCATCAACTGCCGTTCTGAATACAACAGGATAACTACCAATTGAACCTACATACAAAGCTGATGCACTTGAATCAAATCCACCAATTCTTGAACCACCAACCATCGTTTCAATAACCGCCGAATTGGTGCCGTTAACTTGTAAAAATCTATAGTTTGATTGTGCAGTTGGTGATGTTGTACCAATACCCACATCGCCATCTCCTGTTATTACCATTCTAGTAACAACACTACCAAGTACATTTGTATCTGTAGTTTGTACACCAAATTCAAGTCTTGGATTTAAATATTGAGGATTGGCTTGAGTAGTATATAGTCTTATATAAGCACCGTAATCATCATTTGCATCTCTTTGTATAAACAATAAACCAGTAGAGTCACCAACACTAGTCATTGTTCCTCCAGATAATCTAATTGGATATACTGCACCGGCTCCTGTTGAAGAACCATTATTTATAGTTAATTTTTGTGATGGACTTGTTGTACCTATACCAACATTACCATCGGCTGCAATTCTGAATCGTTCGGATGAATTTGTGTAGATAGTAAAGAAATTACTAGCACCAACACCATATAAATAATGTTGATTTCCAGCACTTCCAATTTCAAAATTACCATTTGAATTTCTAATGCGTAAATATCTATCAGATGTATTATTTGCACCAATTGTTACGGATACTCCAGTTCCAGATGTATTTAATCCAACACCACCTGTCACATCCAATGAAAATACAGGACTTGTTGTACCTATACCAACATTACCTGCTCCTGTTACAACCAATGAAGTTGCGGATGTACCACCTACTTCAAAATAATCTGAAGTATCTACAACTTTTAGATCCCAATTTCTTACACCATTATCAGTTAATCTTAATGTAGAATTACCTGATGTGGCCAATACTCTAATTATTGGGCTAGACCCAGCTACTTCTAATAATTGACTTGGACTTGTTGTACCTATACCTACGTTACCGACTGATGTAATTCTAAATTTTTCTGTCAGTGTTGAATTATCTGATCCGCCTGTAAATGTTCCCACTATAAAAGCACCTGCAGCGGTACCTCCATTTTCATTTAATGCTCTTAAAACCACGCTTGGTCTAGAAGTTCCTGATCCGCCAAATGTATTTGCTCCTGAACCGGCGCCACTCCATAATTGAAATGCAATTTCTGCGTAGTCATTTGTTGTAGATGTTTTATTTAATTTTAAATTTAAAGTTTGTGGACTTGTTGTTGATTGTATATCCGTTAAATAATTAGGACTTGTTGTACCTATACCAACATTACCACCATTTTCTATAGTAAAGATATCAGCCGCATCAGTATTATTAGTAATTCTTAAACTATTAGAATTTGAACCCAGTTTAATATAAGAATTGGATGCACCACTTGAATATCTACCAATTTCTAATTTTGCATTATTATCATCTAATATACGAATACCGCCTGCTACACTTAACTTTCCATAAGTTCCCGTAGGACTTGTTGTACCTATACCAACATTACCATTGTTGTCAATACGAACTCTTTCACTACCAACTGTAACAAACTTTATAGTATTTGTTAATCCACCTGAACCAGTTGATCCAAACACTTGCATTGCCGCACTATTATCACTTGGACCATATGTTGCTGCGGTTAATACTGAAAAATAATTAGAACTATACACAGAACCAACTACATCCAATTTATAAACAGGACTTGTTGTGCCTATACCAACCGATCCTTGTACATACAATCTAGAAGCAGTTAAACTGCCACTGAAACCACTAGCTTTAATAAAAGTTGTAGCTATAATTGATCCTGTAATTCGAGCACCTTGTAATATTGCCATATAATATAATTATTTATTTATCAATCGATTTATTGTTATTTGTTGTTCATCAACTATCTGCTTCAATTCTTTAACACCCTGTATCAATACAGCTGTCAATTTACTATAATTTATACCAGATATATTACCCAACTCATCATAACTAACAAATTCAGGATATATCTTCACAACCTCTTCAGCTATCAAACCAATACTAAATTCATTGTTGTTCTTATACCTAAATGTCACCGGATTCAATAACACAATCTTGTCCAATTGCGGCGGCAATAAAGGCATAATATCCGTTTTAGTATTTTCACTAGACGTTTCTATCAATGTAGTAGCACTAACAGTTCCAACAACTGTTAATGTAGTACCATCCACACTTAAAAAATTAACACTCTGTAACGTAGTAAGACCAGTAGTTTTTACCAAATAATTAGGCTGATCAGTAAAACTACCACCACTAATTCCACTGGTACCACTAGGAGCACTAATACCACTAGTGCCACTCGTACCACTGCTACCACTAGTTCCACTTATACCACTACTTCCACTACTAGCACTAGCACCTCCACCAGCACTTACACCACTTGTTCCACTTGTACCAACAGTACCACTACTACCACTCGTTCCGCTTGTGCCACTCGTACCACTGCTACCACTTGTTCCACTGGTTCCATTTCGACCACTTGTGCCACTGCTACCACTTGTTCCGCTCGTTCCACTTGTGCCACTTGTTCCGTTTGTTCCACTTGTTCCGTTTTGACCGCTACTACCACTTGTGCCGCTCGTTCCACTACTACCACTTGTACCACTACTACCACTTGTGGCACTATTACCTCTGCTACCACTATCACGACTAAATCCGCTTGTACCACTGCTACCACTAGTACCACTTGTTCCGCTTGTTCCGCTTGTGCCACTTGTACCACTGGTTCCATTTCTACCACTGCTACCACTAATACCACTGCTACCACTGCTACCACTAGTTCCACTTGTTCCGCTAGTGCCACTCGTTCCATTTGTTCCGCTTGTTCCGTTTTGACCACTGCTACCACTTGTTCCACTTGTACCGCTACTACCACTTGTACCACTACTACCACTTGTGGCACTATTACCACTGCTACCACTATCACGACTAAATCCGCTTGTACCACTGCTACCACTAGTACCACTGGTACCACTTGTTCCGCTTGTTCCACTGGTGCCATTTGATCCGCTTATACCACTTGTACCACTAGTACCATTAGTACCACTGCTACCACTTGATCCACTTGTTCCACTTGTGCCACTAGTACCATTTGTACCATTTGACCCACTTATACCACTTGTTCCACTCGTTCCACTGGTACCATTTGATCCACTCGTACCACTAGTGCCACTGGTACCACTGCTCCCACTTGATCCACTTGTTCCGCTTGTGCCACTAGTACCATTTGACCCACTTGATCCACTTGTACCACTTGATCCACTTGACCCACTTGATCCACTTGACCCACTTGACCCACTTGATCCACTTGATCCACTTACACCAGACGATCCGCTACTACCACTAGTACCGCTTGTGCCACTAGTACCATTTGACCCACTTATACCACTTGTGCCACTTGATCCATTACTGCCGCTTGTTCCACTTGTTCCGCTTGTGCCACTAGTACCACTTGATCCGCTTGTACCACTTGTGCCACTGCTACCACTGGTACCATTAGATCCACTTGTACCGCTTGTGCCACTAGTACCATTTGTACCACTTGTACCGTTAGATCCACTTGATCCGCTAGTACCAGACGATCCGCTACTACCACTTGTACCGTTTGATCCGCTTATACCACTTGTGCCACTTGTACCACTGGTGCCGTTTGTTCCACTGCTACCACTTATACCAGACGATCCGCTACTACCACTTGTACCGTTGGATCCACTTGTGCCACTTGTACCGTTAGATCCGCTTGTACCGTTAGATCCGCTTGTACCACTTGATCCACTTGATCCGCTTGTGCCACTTGATCCACTTGATCCACTTGACCCACTGGTGCCGTTCGATCCGCTTGTACCACTTGTGCCACTTGATCCACTTGACCCACTTATACCAGACGATCCGCTACTACCACTAGTACCGCTTGTACCACTAGTACCACTAGTACCACTAGTACCACTTGTACCGTTAGATCCACTTGTGCCACTAGTACCACTGCTTCCACTTGTGCCACTGCTTCCATTTGATCCACTTGTACCACTACTACCACTTGTACCACTTGTACCACTACTGCCACTTGTACCGTTGGATCCACTTGTGCCACTAGTACCACTGCTTCCACTTGATCCACTTGATTCACTTACGCCACTGGTGCCGCTTGTTCCATTTGTACCACTGCTGCCACTTATACCAGAAGATCCACTACTACCACTTGTGCCACTTGTGCCATTAGATCCACTTGTACCGCTTGATCCATTTGACCCACTTGTACCGCTTGATCCACTTGACCCACTTGTACCATTTGATCCACTTGACCCACTTGTACCACTTGTGCCGCTTGTACCACTTGTGCCATTAGATCCACTTGTTCCACTAGTACCGCTTGTGCCATTAGATCCGCTCGTACCACTAGTACCACTAGTGCCGCTTGTGCCGCTTGTGCCATTTGATCCACTAGTACCACTTGATCCACTACTACCACTTGTACCGCTTGTGCCACTAGTACCGCTTGTACCACTTGTGCCACTAGTACCGCTTGTACCACTTGTGCCGTTTGATCCGCTTGTACCACTTGTGCCGTTTGATCCGCTTGTTCCACTTATACCAGATGATCCACTAGTACCACTTGTGCCACTAGTACCACTTGTGCCACTAGTACCACTAGTACCGCTTGTTCCACTACTACCGCTTGTACCGTTTGACCCACTTGTTCCACTTGTACCATTAGATCCGCTTGTTCCAGATGATCCACTTGTTCCACTAGTACCACTTGTTCCACTACTACCAGATGTACCACTTGTACCGTTAGTACCGTTAGTACCATTAGTACCATTTGATCCGCTTGTGCCATTTGATCCACTACTACCACTTGTTCCACTACTACCGCTTGTGCCACTCGTTCCACTACTACCACTTATACCAGAAGATCCACTGCTACCACTTGTACCGCTTGTGCCATTAGATCCACTTGTTCCAGATGATCCACTACTACCGCTTGTGCCACTACTACCGCTTGTACCATTAGATCCACTTGTACCACTTGTGCCACTTGTGCCACTGGTACCATTTGATCCACTACTACCGCTTGTACCATTAGATCCGCTTGTACCAGATGATCCACTACTACCGCTTGATCCGCTTGTACCAGATGATCCACTTGATCCACTTAATCCACTTGAACCACTTGAACCACTAGTACCGTTTGTACCGCTTGTACCACTAGTACCGTTTGATCCACTAGTACCACTACTGCCACTTGATCCGCTTGAACCACTTGAACCACTTGATCCACTTGATCCACTTGTACCGCTAGTACCACTTGATCCGCTTGTACCACTTGTGCCACTGCTACCACTGGTACCGTTAGATCCGCTAGTACCACTTGTTCCATTAGATCCACTTGTACCGGATGATCCACTTGATCCGCTAGTACCAGACGATCCACTTGATCCGCTAGTACCGGACGATCCACTTGTTCCATTCGTTCCATTGGATCCGCTGGTACCAGATGATCCACTTGATCCGCTAGTACCAGATGATCCACTTGAACCGCTTAATCCACTTGATCCACTTGATCCACTCGATCCACTAGTACCGCTTGTACCACTAGTACCGCTTGTACCACTAGTACCACTTGTGCCATTAGATCCACTTGTGCCGTTTGATCCGCTAGTACCACTTGTGCCATTTGATCCACTTGTTCCACTACTACCACTTGTACCACTTGTTCCACTACTACCACTTGTACCGCTTGTACCACTCGTTCCACTTGTACCATTTGATCCACTTGTGCCATTTGTGCCGTTAGATCCGCTTGTACCATTTGATCCACTAGTACCACTTGATCCACTTGATCCACTTGTGCCGCTAGTACCACTTGTGCCGCTAGTACCACTTGTGCCGCTAGTACCACTTGTGCCGTTTGTGCCATTAGATCCACTTGTTCCGCTACTGCCAGACGATCCGCTAGTACCAGATGAACCACTTGAACCACTTAACCCACTTGAACCACTTGAACCACTTGATCCGCTAGTACCGCTTGTACCACTTGTTCCGCTAGTACCACTGGTACCATTTGTACCACTGGTACCATTTGTTCCATTAGATCCACTTGATCCACTTGACCCACTTGACCCACTTGACCCACTTGATCCACTTGTACCACTGGTACCACTTGTACCGCTAGTGCCGCTTGTACCACTAGTGCCATTTGTACCATTAGTGCCGTTTGTACCATTTGATCCACTTGACCCACTTGATCCACTTGATCCACTAGTACCGCTTGTACCGCTTGTACCACTTGTACCACTTGTTCCGCTTGTACCACTAGTACCGCTTGTACCACTTGTGCCGCTTGTACCACTGGTGCCATTTGTCCCATTACTACCGGATGATCCACTATTACCAGATGATCCACTTGTACCGCTTGTACCACTTGTACCACTTGTTCCACTAGTACCACTTGTGCCACTGGTGCCATTTGTGCCGCTTGTGCCGTTTGAACCACTGCTTCCACTTATACCAGATGTGCCACTTGTGCCACTAGATCCGCTCGATCCACTTGACCCACTGGTACCACTCGTACCACTAGTACCACTGGTGCCACTAGATCCGCTTGTACCACTTGTACCACTTGATCCACTTGTACCACTTGATCCGCTGCTACCACTTGTACCACTTGATCCATTTGTACCACTTGTGCCACTAGATCCGCTTGTACCACTGGTGCCACTGCTACCACTAGTACCGTTTGTGCCACTTGTACCACTGGTACCACTTGTACCACTAGTACCACTTGTTCCGCTACTACCACTTGTTCCGCTGCTTCCACTGGTGCCTGATCTACCGCTTGATCCTCTTGTGCCACTTGTGCCGGTTGTACCGCTTGTAGTACTTGTACCACTTGATCCGCTTGATCCATCTAATAAACCACTACTACCGCTTGTACCACTGCTTCCATTTTCTCCACTAGTTCCACTGGTTCCTATATCGCCACTTTGACCGCTACTACCACCCTCACCATTTGTACCGCTTGTGCCTTGACTACCACTGGTACCTGAAGATGTGCTTGTACCGCTTGTGCCGCTTGTATTGCTTGTTCCGCTTGATCCAGCTGATCCTTTTTCTCCGCTACTACCACTACTACCACTGGTGCCTGTGCCTGAAGTACCACTGGTGCTGATATTACCGCTTACACCTATGATGTATCCGCATGCATCAAACGAAAAAGTTATGGTTGCGGTATTATCATTATTGAGTACTATTGTTTCTGGTATTAATTGATTGAAATTCTCGTCGTATGTTTGAATTAATACTAGATCTGAGTTTAAATTATGATCAAATACCCAAGTTTTTGATTTTTGATCGCATGGTATTTGTTTAGTAGCAACATTGTTGAAAAACTGAGAACTGGTTCGACAATAAATAATTTTACGTAATTCGTCGATTATTTTAAGAAACAGCTCTGTGGTAGGATCTTTAAAAGTCGCTGTTAATTTTTTATAATCATACAGAGCATTATCCAATTTTATTGGAGAAACCTCGCATGGATCTTTCTTTAATGTTGACATTTCTTATAAATATAACGATACGGTTAAGTAACACCGTGTAAGTGTTAAAAACATAAATATTAATTATATTTAATTAAATAGAGAAATTGGTATTCTTCTCCACTGTCCTGCGCTGTATATATAAAAATAATTACCGTCGTAGCTTACCCAACCATCTTCACCATAATCTGATGATTGATATGGTACTTGATGATAGAATTTGTCAGGAAATCTTTGAAATACTCTAAAAGCGGTATTTATTGGTCTTTTATTTGCAGTTGTGTAAATAGGATTGCCATTGCAATCGTATCCACTGATATAGGTTTGACTATTATAGTCATAATCAAATGTAGCAATTTCTCTTTTTAACCACCCCGCTGGATATTGATAAACATAGATATATTTAGAATCATATGCTAACCAACCATTTTCTCCATAATCGGTGATAGATTTTGGAGCTGGATGAAATGGTGTTTTGGTAACACCTTCAAAACTGGGTTGTATTTTATTATATCCGTCTAAATTTGTTACTTTATTTACGTTTAGTGCCATTGTACCTTGACCTGTTACATCTGTGTAATCCAATGGACTATCTTTTAAATTGTTGCTATTCTTAATAATATTGTTTGAAATGTTTTCCATTTCACCTGCACTAGCAATTGCATTTTCTTGCAACATTACTTTTCTTACTGTAAATAGCTTTTGAGTGGTATTTTTTACCCCGTCTAAATTTGTTATGTAATTTTCATTTAACAAATATGCATTGACATTTATATCAAATGATGTTTTGATATTACGATCTTCACCTTCATTGATTTCTTGTTCGATGCTATAACTGTCTATTCTGGCTCTGAACTTAAATCTTTCTGCGTCTCCCCAGTAATCTTTAGCTGCATAATTGATTTGTTCCAACAGCTTATTGTTTTGATCTACATAATCAGTCCAAATGATACATTCGTATGTAATATTTACTTGAACTGGTAAACTTACACTGTAAATTTGTTTGGTTGGCTTGCTTGCAAACGCACCTTTGTTCATCAAATCAAATCTGTCATATTTGTTTTTCTCGCTATAATTCATTATGGTTTCATAACTCAAATAACGATTAAATGTTGCAAGATCTTTGTTATTTTCTACACTTTTTCTACGAATCATAACAGCTGGCAACAATATTTTGCCTTGATTGTCTCTGATATGACCAAACTTTTTCATAGCAAACCATCTTTCTGGATTGCCATATATAATTGGCACCTTGACAACTTCACCATTATCGTTTACTTGTAGTCTTAAAGTACTATCTAATGTGTTGATAATAGCTGTATCAACGTCCAATAACGTTACAGTAAAATTCTTTTGTTTATCTGTATCACGACGAGTTGCGTTGGCTCTATTATAGAACTTTTTAACATCTGATTGCGCAGATGCGTTTTCAATAGGATTTGGTGGCGGATTTGTATTAGTATTTGGACCCCAAGACATAAATTATGTTTGTCTTTCTACTAGGTTAATTTTGCTTAGTCTTGTGTAATGAGTATTAACAATCAAACTCCAAGACTTATCAGGATGACCACCCAAGAATTGTTCTTGAACTACGTTATCAATTTCATAATAACGTTCATTGTAAAGCACCAAATCGCCAATTTCTGGGAAATAGTTCGTGGTAATACAATCACGTTCTCTAAATCTGTAAACAATATCTTGTTTTCTATCAGGTCCATATCCTTGATTTTCTGTGTTAATGTCTTCACGTTGCACCAAACAACTCAAGTCTATACCAGAGTAAAAAACCTTACCCTTGTCACTACTGCTTTCACCGTAGATATTGGTATTGGTTTCATAAGCTGCAATTTTAAATACTTGTACAACGCATTCGATTATATCACCGATTAATTCAGAATTAACACTTCCCAAAAAATTTATATCTCTTGGAGAAAAGTATCTACCGGGAGAATAATTATTGTTATAAATACCCACATCTTTACGTGTAGATGTCCAGTATTGCTTAAAAGCTGGATTTTGTTTAGGGTATTGTGGTGATACAGGTGCTGCCATAAATTATCCTATATAAATGTGTAGTGGTACTCTGGAAAGCATCTTATTCATTTCTTCGCTTTCCTTACCTTTATTTTCCAATTGATTGACTCGCAAGGTTTTTTCCAACATATCTCTCAATTTATCAAGCAATGTGTCTTTTTCCTCCTTGGCTTCAGAACGTAACTCCGCACCGTCAAGAGTTACTTCGCCACCTGGAATTGGTACTGTACTATATTTTTGTAATATACGTCCCAATGTTTCTTTGCACAAAGCCAAGAAATATTTCTTGATCCACTGTTTGCCTGGTTGATTTATCTTACAATATGTACAGTATTCGTATGGTATATCACTTGGATCGCTAATGTATTCATAACGAGATCCACTATAAAAGTTGGTAATATCACGTTCACTTTCAACTATATAATCTATATAAACTTTGAAATTGTCGGTTGGAATTGGAAATATTCTCAACTTATTATTACCTAGAATTTCAAAACTATATGCGCTTTTACGAACCATATCATTAAACTCAATAGCTTGTACACGTTCCAAGTCTTCAAAGATCGGAGTCATTAAGAATTGTGTAGCAGGACTGTATGCGCTAAATCCCATTTCTGTTAGTACGTTACTATAACTCATACCAGTCATACTAAACGGATCATAAATACGAGCAATTGCTGGCGGTCTTTGGTGAAATACACGTTTAACTTCGATACGAGAGCCTGTCAAGTGTTCAATATCTTTACCAATCAATTGATTTAAGTCATAAACTTGTTGTGTGCTGCTTGGATTAACACTGCCACTGACAGTAATATAATTGCGTTTAACTTCATATTCGCCACCAACAAGTGCTTCTGCACCATATTGTTTGCTCAATTGAATTATAAAAGGCAATCCTGTACTTTTTACTCCTAGACCTGTTAAATTTTTGTATTGGTTTTGTGGTAATCCTTGTAAATTTACCATATTATTAACGATGTTGAATTCGTTAACTACACGGTTATATTCCAATACAGATTCTTCAAAACAGGCATAAAAATTAACATCGATCATTTCAATATCGACAATAGGATAACCCAAACGTTTTGCTGCCCACATAGCACTACTACTACAATCATTTTCAAAAGTAGTTTCGCCAGATCCTGTGTTACAACTTTCGCTTAAGTAATAACCAAATGGCACAGTGTTTTGAGTAACACTACTACCACTCCCAGGCCATCTTACCCTATCTTGATCTAAATTAGCACTCATTAATTATAAATATCTAAACAACAAAAATATACAGTTTATAATTTGTTAATTCACATATCATATTTTTTCATCCGTTTTATCAGCTGTACCTTTCAATTTACTTGATATTTTATTTAAATAATTCTTGATTTTATCTTTATAGATCTGTTTAGCAGTAATATTGTTTGGCTCTGTTGGTGCGCGATCACCCCAATGAATTTTTTGTGTAAAATACTTATCTCCAAATCTTTTCCTCAATTCCTTGGTTCTTATTACGAATGTATCTTCTGGTCCCTTATTTTGTATTATACCCAAGGCAAATGCGTCTTTTAATCTAAATCCCTTCATCTTTAATCCGGCGATTACACCCACGGGTTTACCTGTATCAGGATCAATTGGTCGATCACTATCGTCTAAAAATCTCAAATCGGTTCTATCTGCATCAATTACTTTATAACCACGATAATATTCTGGTAATTCATCAAATATTGCGGAAATATTACCACCAGCCTTCAAATATTTTTCACATTCTATATTGTTTTGTAAAGTTTCTTTTCTTGAAAAAGTCATATGTGGTTTTGAAGGATCTTCAAGACTTTGCATTGCCCATTTAAACACGGCTGTATAGTCATAAAATTTAACATCTGGATTTGCAGATTTCCAACTTTCCAATTTTTTATGAAAATCAAGATCGCTCGTACCGTTTAATCTAACCGATAACTTTAAATTGTATTTAGCAGCCACTTTTTTCAAAAACTCCATTTCAATTTGCAATCTTTCAATGAAGTCTTCAGGACGCATTGGATTCAATATTCTACCACGTTTACCTTCGGGTCCGGGTCTACCTTTGCCATAAAATCTATCTATAATTTTTGGATCTGTAGGAATATTTTTCATCTCATCAGATGTCAATTTGTCACCAAACAACCAACGAGTTTTTCTAGCTCTTGCTGCTAATTTTGCTTTTAGATATGCAGGGTTACCAGCAAAATTCAAACAACCAGCGTTACATTCCGGACTTTTCTTTGGACACACTTCGTGACCTGATGAATCAGAGGGAGCCAAATATAAAATTGCAGTCAAATATCCTTTGTCATCTAAGAAAGACTTCAGTGTTTTTGGATCGTTTAATACACTCAACAGTTTTAATCTTCCTTGAGTGTCTCGGGCAATATTCTTCATTAATTCGGCCAACTCAAAACTAATAGGCTCCTTTTTGTTCGCTTCAGTCAAACATATCTTTAAATTGTTATCGGTATCATTTATAGCTTCATATAGAGATTGATTTACGCAATTTTTACATTCACATACAAACGTATCTAGTGGGATAATACTGTCATCAGGTAACCCAAGTGTTTCGTACATTTTAACTTCTGTTAATAAATCAATAAATTTCATATGTGTTTTGTTATTCTTACTTTTAGATTACCTGTGCCTTTTATTACACGGTGGTATGTTTCTTTAGGTATAAATATTGTTTCTTTAAGTAATTGTGGTAAATTATTATCTAATTGAAAGTGCCAATTGTTATTTTCTATAACTTCAACGGTTCTGTCTTCACGATCTATATGCCATTCCAGTTCGTGAGTAGCTACATCGGAACTAAATTCTCTTATATACTGACTGTTACCCAGTGGGTTTTCTATAAACGGTAGACTCATTACCAGTATTTACCTTTACCTTTATTACCCAACGATTTCATTCTATGACTTCTGCAACTCCAATATCCAGCCGTTGTTCTATCTTTCTTTTGACTACATCTGTGTCTAGCTGCAAAACTCTTACGACGAGCCTTGCTACTAGCTCTGCTTCTCATATTTGGATCTCCAAATGTTACTTTTTTAACTTTGCCATTCTTAGATTTAACATATACAGCATATTTTTTAGGACCGCCGGGTGTTCTAAATGGTCTACTTAAATTAACAGTGCGTCCTCTATGCTTAAGTTCCATCAATAAATCTTCTTCGTCTTCGATAGGCGCATCCAAATACACTTCTCTACCTTCAAATATAGCCTTTTTACCCAAATCACTTTCAACCAATTCAGCGTCAGCGTCACACAATTCTATTAAATTTTGAAAATACAAAGTACGAACTTCTTCGATTAAATCAAAATAAGACTCACTATAGGTTCTAAAAATGTTTTCGCTAAGTGGAATTTTATTGTCAATATGATAACGTAAATAAGAACTCATCACTGGTTCTATGTTCTTAGGATGTGCCATCGGACACAACGAATCGTTCTCTATTAAGTCATTAAGTTTGATCATATTGATAAATATTAGTTTTATTATAAAAAATAATATTTATATTATATGAACTTTAAAAAACAACTGTTTTACACCATCGTAATTTTAATACTAACCGGTTGTATTTCGTCTGAAGTTAGACCGGCGAAGCAAGTTACAACTGCACAAGACGCTGTTGCTAAACAAGAAGCCAAAGTAGATAATACGATGGTAGAGTTGGAAAAAGTAGAAAAAGGCAAACGTGTACAAGCATCGTCTTTGTCTATAGGTATTCAACACTCTTTAAGTCAAGTAACAAACCCGTCAGTACAAGTAGATACTGCTAAATCACTCAATGAACGTGTAATTTCTATAGTTGGATCACCACACATAGATGAAATTAAACGTATAAAAGCTACCGTTGATTTATTAAACAGTCAAGTTGCTGAGGAAAGAAAAAAGGGTGATCAATTACTATCACAACGTGACGAAATCATAAACAAATTGCAAAAAGAAAAGTCTGCTTTGAAAGAAAAGTATGACGATGAATTATGGCAAATGACTGATAAAGCAAAAGAAATTGCAAAAGAAGCTGATCAAAGCAAGGCTACTTTGGATGCTATGAGTGGTATGTTTGGTCTTAATGCTGTATTTTGGGGTTTAAAAAAGTTCTTTGTTAGTGCAATGACCGCAATTATCATATTTGTTGTGGTATTTGTTATATTAAGAATATTAGCAACAGTACATCCAGCAGCTGGTGCAGCATTTAGTATATTTAATATGATTGGTTCTGGATTACTAAGTTTGGTAAAAGCATTAACTCCACATGCATTTGAATTGGCTAACTTCGCTTCAAAAGACAAAGTTGATGAATTCAAGTCTCCACTTGTTAAAATAGTTGATGTAATTCAAGAACTAAAAGAAAAACAAAAAGAATCTCCTGATAGAGTATATCCATTGACTGAAGTATTGAAAAGATTTGATAAAGAAATGGATAGTTCCGAAAAAGAATTGATTGATGATATTCTAAAAGAACAAAAGTGGATTAAATAAATTAATATTTATATTTATTATATAATTGTTTTGGATTGTTAACAAATGTTATGTGTTAATAAACTAAAGACGATTATGGATACAAATACAGCACACGTAATATCTCAACAGGTACTAGAATCAACCGCACAAGATATGACAGGCAAATATGTCTGGATGTTCGTAGCGGGATTAGTAATTCTAATGTTTAAATCAAGCATTGAAAAACTTGCCGCGGCACTGTTTATGTTTATTGGGTCCGATTACAAAGAAGATGATGTTGTATATATTGATGGCAAACCCGGCAGAATTGTTCGTGTGGGACTTACAAAAACTGTATTTTTCATATATGACGTAGTAGATGGTAAGGTTGTAGGCGGAAGTAAATTAGTTATCCAAAATGAAAGACTAGCTGGTCTAAACATAGAAAAACCACTACCTCAATTGGATTTAAGCCGTTTCAAAAAAGACTAATTTACTAATTAAACTATGGCTATTAACATTTTTACCCACATCAAACGTGGGTTATACGATAACGTCTACAACTGTATCGAAAAAGAAAAAGTAGATGTCAATCAAAGAGACGATGATACAGGCAATCCACCATTGGTTGTTGCTGTAGAAGAAAATCAAGTGGAAATCGTAAAACTACTGTTAAATCACGGTGCAGATCCCAACTGTAAAGATTGGACCAGTAAAAATACAGCACTGGATGTAGCTGAACAAAAAGGTTTTAAAAATATCGCAGAAATACTACAACAAAGAGGTGCAAAATACAGTAGCGGTAGTAGTTTCCATTTAGCCGCAAAAAATGGTGATATCGTTTCTATTGAAGAAATGTTAGACAAGGGATTTGATATCAATGAAGTTGACGCTGGCAAAGGTTGGACCGCACTACATTATGCAGTAAATTACGGACAAAAACACTTGGTTGAATATCTAATTGTAAGAGGAGCTGATGTTAACAAGAAAGATTTCTTGGGTAAAAATAATCCTATTGACGTACTATCCAATACCAATAGAGGTGACATTGTTAAGTTATTGAATAAGTACGGTGCTAAATCCGCAGGAGGTGTTAGTATTCATTTCTGCGCAGAAACAGGAGATTTTGAAGGTGTACAATCGTTCTTTGATAAAGATGGTAAAATCAATGGCAGAGATGAAAAGAATGGATGGATGCCACTACATTATGCCGTTAACGCTAACGATGTTGATATGGTGGAATTTTTGGTACATTTGGGTGCGAATGTTAACGGTGCAGATTTCAAAGGTGAAATTGCTCCGTTGGATTTGGCATTTAAGACGGGTAATGTAGAAATGCAAACATATCTGCAATCCAAAGGTGCTCAAAGAAAAAAGAAACACGATATTGGTGGTGGTGGAAAAGATGTAAACATATACATCACAGATGAAGTTAAAAAGCAAATTGCATTGTTTGTTGAAAAACGTAATCGTGAAGAAGCTGCAATAAAGAAACACGAAGAAGAACAAGCATCAAAAGAACCAAAGAAAAAAGATGCACCAGCTAAGAAAATTAACTGGAAAGATTTCTTGAAACTTAAAGATATTCCAGTGGTAGAAAAGAAAGAAGAAAAGAAGGTAGAAGTTGTTAAACCCGTCAAACAAGTTGTCAAGAAAGTTGAACAAGTTGATGTAGAAGTCAAATCTGGTAGATTGCAATTGGACGTAGAACAAGAAGGTTATATATTCTTTATGGATATTGTTGCTTATAGTAAGAAAACAACAGATGAACAAAAGAAGGCTTGTAAAGATTTGGGTGCATTGGTTAAGTCTACAATGCAATACAAAACAGCTAATGCGCTTGAAAAGTTAATTATATTACCTACTGGTGACGGTATGGTATTGGGATTCTTTACTTATTTGGAAGATGCAATGAATTGTGCAGTTACTATAGCTAAAGCAGTAAAGGATAGACCGGATTTACAAATGAGAATGGGTGTACATTGTGGACCTGTAATACCAATGGAAGATATTAATGGCAATCTCAATATCAGTGGTGATGGTATCAACTATGCTCAAAGAGTAATGGATGCAGGTGAAAGCAATCATTTGTTGGTTAGTTCAGCAGTAATGTTAAAATATGATAGACCACCATATGTATTAGTAAATGACTTGGGGGATGTGGTTGTAAAACACGGTGTAGTTATGCATTTGTATAGTTTACACGGTAGTGATTTTGGTAACAAATCATTTCCATCTAGTAGAGTAAAGAAAGCAGAACCAACAACAAATAAACCAGTATGAGAACAATGCCTTTAGTAAGACAATATCATCCAAGTATTGTTAATACAGACTTGGATGTATACAAAATAAAGGATAGAGTTATGGCAGCTCCTATAAATAATCACCCTGATCCATTTCAAGTAATAGATAGACTTGGTATCAATAAGATTAATGCTACCAAAATTAGAACTGTAGTATATAATTCCAAAGGTCTTTTTTATATAATATAAATCTTGACAGTTAGAGTTATATGGTTATACTGAAATAATGTCGGAGTATTTTGACCCCACATTAATTTACATCAAAAGCATCAATAAGAATGTTGCAAAAACTCTTATTGAAAAGAATCATTATACACACAAGTGGTCTCTTTGTACTGTAGCTTATGGAGTATACTATAAAGAATATGTAGAGAGTACATTCTTTGGTGGTTTTAACGAACGATTAATAGGTGTATTAGTATATGGAAACGCCGTGGGTAGAAATGCTAGTACCAGTATCTCTTCACTACTTACTAATAACAATGTGTTAGAATTAACACGACTGTGGATTGCAGATGGTTATGGTAAAAATATAGAAAGTTATTGTATAGCTGAAAGCTTTAGATTATTAAATACTGAATATCCCCACATCAAATGTATTCTCAGTTATGCGGATAGTGAAGCTGGACACGCAGGCACAATCTATCAAGCAACTGGCTTTCTATATCAAGGCGATAACTATGTAGATATCGCTATAATGCCTAACTATAGTGTTAGTTTAGTTGGTCCTCCTAACTATGATTGGATACACAGCAGAAGTGTATATTCAAGATGGAAAACACACAGCGTAGATAAACTAAAAGAACGTATTGGTAGAACATTCTGGCGCAAACGAGAAAGTGGTAAACATCGTTATATCAAGTTTATCAGTAACAAAATAGAAAATAAAAAGTTGACTAAATCTCTTAAACATAAAGTTCTACCTTACCCCAAAGATACTTCGTTCAAAGAAGAAGTACAAGAAATCGTTGTAACATCTACCAACGAATTTTTCGAATAAAAATATGAAAGACTATATTACATTAAAGGATGTAAAATCCAGATACAAAGAAGATTTATTATTCGTAAAAACAAACCCGAAACTGTTTATTATTAATTTATTTACGCAAAATAAACAATTTAGACATTGGGAATATATGTGGATCAAAGTAATAATTGGACTTATAAGATTATACTTTGTAAGTTTTATATGTAGATGTAAATTTTGGATTGTTTGTATTTTAAGTGGACATTTTCCTTGGGAAATAAAATAAAACTAATATTTTCTTTTATGTAATTTGATCGTGGTTAATGATACTCCATACTTCTCACTTAATGCATTGTTAGTAAAACTACCACTCTTTAAATCATCAACAAATTCATTCTTTCTAAGCGCAAAATTTCTCTTTTGTTCACTAATCTTACGTTTCATTTCATCACTCATAGCACCACGCTTTTTGCCTTTTAATCCATTATCATAACTGTAATTAATATTACGATTAGCCAATTTGTCATTTCTCTCCTTGTACTTAAGTGTACCACTGTCAATACCATACTTGTCAACAAACCACTCCAAAGTATAACGTCCTACAGCACGATCACGTTGCCTTTCTTTAGCCTCATCACTATGCTTTTTACCGTGCATAGGATTTTTAGCTCCTAGATTAATATCAGATAGTAACTGACGAGTTTCTTCTTTATCAGGATTATGTGTAAAATTATCGCCTCCACTTGCGGTTGGGGTAATATTATAACCTATATCACGCATATAGGGTTTAAACATATCTAAATAAAATTGTTCTCGTTTAAACAATTCACATTCTATTACATTTTCTAATATAATAAATTCAAAACTGTTTTCCCCGTAAAAATCCCAAGCGTGTTGTAATTTAGGATTCTTATGTTTATTCTTTTTTAAATCATTTTTATGTTCCCACCAACGACGATCAATATCTTTAGCAGAACCAATATAAAACTTGCCATTCTTAACATTTGTAATTTTGTATATACCACTTTTCATATAATATAAGTATATACAAGTTCTATGGTAATGTCAATTATTTTTTATTAGTGCAAGAAAAAACCCCAACTTTCGTTGGGGTTTTTGAGTTATTTTATTTCTACTAAGTATTATACGGTATCGAGATCGCCGATAATAACTTTTCCATAGAACTCTGGGCGCACTACCTTCTTAGCGTAGCGGGTCATTACGCCTCTACGTGGAGTGAAGTTCACTGGATCATAGACCAATGGAGTTTGGATTAGTGGGATATATGGAGCATATACAGCACCGGTTTCTAGGAAGTTGTTTCCACGGAAACCAACCAATACTACGTTATCGGTCATGTATGGGTTCTTGTAAACTTGGAAGCGAGAAGCAAAGCTACCAACGCGGCTTACGCCCATTGCGAACTTAGCTTGATCACCATCAGTGTTTACTACATATCCTGGGATTGATTCTAGGATAGTTGCAACGTCTGGACTTACGACCAAGAAGTTTGCACCACCACGTAGGGTCAATTTTTGGATTGTGTTAGATACCTTTTGGATCTTGTTTCCAAGAGTTTGGAACCAAGTGCTCTTTACGTAAGCAGTACGGTTTGGTGAACTGTTTGCATTACGTGTGAAGATTGCTTCACCAGTAGTTGCATTCAATCCCTTGCTGAATTCAACACCGATTTGGGCGGACCAAGCTTCGGTTGTTATGCCTTGAACGGCTTCGTTCAACATGTCTAGGATTTCAAGATCGATTTCCATAGATACATATTCACTCAATAGAGCAGTAAGTTCTGCTTCTGCGTCGATGGAGTGATATGCGTTCAAGTCTTGAGCCAATTCTGGGGTCCAGACTGCTTTCAACTTACGGGTCTTAGCAACGATTGGTTCGCTGTTTAGTACCAAGTTTACTTCTGGGATACTGATATCAGTATCGATGCTTTGTGTAGGAACGTTACCAGCGGTACCGGAACCTTCACCTGGGGTCTTACCAGCTTCGAAGTCACCACGTAGGTTATCGGTAGGTTGTAGACTATAGATCAACTTAACGTTGCTTGCTGCACCACCGAATGCGCTATTAGAAGCGGATACGATATATACGGATTGATAGAATGGATTGCTCAAACTACCAGTGTTAATTGCTTTTGAATAGGTGTTCAATACCAAACCATTGCTTCTTAGAGAAGTTGGTGCAACTGAACCTGAAATCAAGTTGAATGAACGTACTGCGTTCAAGTCAACGTTGTACATATATCCTTGACCAGCAACACCAGTGGTGTTGTCGTCGTGGTTCAAGATAACCTTGAACAACTTCTTAGCTACGACAGATGCGCTTAATTCAGCAGCAAATTGAACGTCGTTCCAAGAAGCGGTTTGGATGGTGTTACCAGTTGCGGTTGCAGTTGCACTCTTAGCTAGGGTAATAGCAGAGCTACTTACTGGACGAACTGAATAAGCAAAAGCACCTTGACCGTATAGACCACGTACTGCGTCATCAGTTGAACCCAACTTCTTACCTGTACCACCAAACAAACTGTCGTTCAATTGCTTACCTGCACGGGTAGTTACGGAACTACCGTTGTTCAAGTTACGCAAATCACTACCAGGAGCGGTTGTACCATACTTGAAGTCTAGATAGAAAATTAGACCAGATGGTAGATTCATTGGTTGTACGCTGACGAATTCCTTAGCGGCGATTTCAGCGAATACACGACGTACCAATGGTAGAGCTACACCAGCCCATTGTTCTGAACTGGTAGAGGTACCGGTGGTGGTTGCTTCGTCAAGCAATTGTTTTGCTTGGTTTTCCAATAGGATTGACATATGTGCTTTTTCAACACCTTGGCAACCTTCTAGGAGGCCTGTCTTTTCCCACTTGGATTGTAGTCCACGTGTTTCAGCCATCAATTTGGCTTGTGGATTCATATTTCCTGTCAATAGACTTTTTACATCCATACTCATATTTTTGTTTCTTTCTATATTAATTACTGTTAGGTTTTTACTCGCAAACTAATTACTTCTTGATTCCTGCGAGTTTTTGGAATCTTGAAGCCATTACTTCAGCTTGAGGTTCTACAATGGTAGAATCAGGCTTTGTACTGGATACTGGTTTGCTTGCCAAACCTTCGGTGATAGTTTGAGCAGTTGTATTGGTCTTTTTCTTGACAACTGATGCACCGGAATTAAGTGATTCGGCTAAAACTGTATATGCCAACTTGACTTCACGAATATTCTTGGTCAAGTCGAAAGTGTTGATGATCTTCAACTTTTGATCTTCGGTAAGAGCTTTACCTTTGAACAATTTGTTGGTGTAGAGCAACTTAGCATTCAATAGATTTGTTTCAGATAGAACACTCTTCAAATACTTTACAGTCTTGATGTGTTCGCTCAATTGAGACTTTAGTTGTTCGTTTTCTTCGTTGATAGCTACTAGAGCTTCTGCCATTTCTTCAGCGGATACTTCTTCTGAGTATTCACCTTCTGAAGGAGATGGAACTTGAGCTGGGGCTGGAGCTGGTACTTCAGCAGCTGGAGCGGCTGGAGCAACAGGAGCTTCTGGAGCTGGAGCAGGTGCTGGTGCAGCTGCTGGATCTTCGCCTTCTAGTTCTGCTAGAAGTTCGTCTAGATTAATTTCTTCTTCCATTGAATCATCAGATTCACCGGCATCGTCGGAATCTCCTTCGGATACTACTTCACCTTCTAGTTCTGCTAGAATTTCGTCTAGTTCTTCACTAGTTACTTCAGCACCTTCTTCAACGGCAGCTTCTTCTTCAAGCTTTACGTCGAATTCTTGCTTACCTGCTGGAGTTGTGTTTTTATTTGAAGCTGGTGATGGTTTGGTTGGGTGTTGTTTTGTAGCAACATTGCTGTCATCCTTACCAATGTTAGAAGATGCAAGTTTTTCTTCAATCTTGCCTTCTTCACCTTCTGGTGCTTCGGTTTCTTCTGCCATTTCTTCCTTGAGTTTATCTGCAAACATTTCTTTCATACTGTTTGCAAAACTTTCTTCGAGGAAGGTCTTTGCATTTGCCAATGCTGTTTCACGTACAGCCTTTGCATCCGCAATGCTTTCTTTTAATAGATCGCTCATAATTATATTTCTGCCTTTCTTATTGTTATTTGTTGGTGAAGCTATTGAAGAACTCCAAAGAAGATAAATGTATGTGACATCAAAGAATGATGTATTTGAATAATAAATATAATTTAAAATTGAAACAAATGAAAATATTTTATATTTATTGATATATGCCTGCAAAAAGCGAAAAACAAGCCAGACTATTTAGATTGGTAAGAGCACTACAAAAAGGTGGAATCAAATCAAAAGAAGTTTCACCACAAGTTCGTAAGATGGCACGTACCATCAAACCAAGTAGTGTAAAACACTTTGTTAAATTGAAAGAAATATTGAAAAGTCTTAATGAAGCAGAATATTCATTAAGTGATTTTGATATCATTAAAGGCAAATCATTTAACCAAGTGCTAAAAGAAAATGAAGGTATTGCGTTTACTAAAAAAGAAATGTTAACTTTTCAAAGTAAACAAGCGGGATTTAGTGGATTTGGAAAAACAAATTTTATTCCTAACCCACCAGAAAATACAAAAATAGAAACTGAAATATTTAGTAATGGTAGTACCAAGAAATATGTGTTTAAAAAGCTCATAGATCAAAAAAATGAAAATTTAATTGTATATGCTTGTTTTATTCAAAGATCTTATCCTGATAAACCAGACAAAGAAATATTCAGTATGTTAAGTACTGCTTTGGATAAGAATAAAGATTCTGAACAAACAAAAACCCTATCTGACTTTATAGATAGAATTAACTCTTATGGCCTATAATTTCAATCCAAATCTAGCTAAACATATGAATTCCACAAAAGACAATTATAAGTTTATAAAAAGAACTGGGGACGAAACTCCATATTCCAACCCAGATGTGCGTTCTATGAATAATAGCTACAACAATTATAAGTCTCCAAAATTAATTAACTTTATAAACAATGATAATTTTGAAGAAGAAAAAATGTTTAAGTTAGAAGATATAGATAATCCAAACGGATGGGATTTTACGGAAATTGATATATTGGGTGAAATGAATTTTCGTATAGATGATGAATACAGAATGTTTTCTGAAATAGAAGTTCCATCTTTAGATATGGTCAACGAGAAAAGAAAAACCTTCGTCTATAAAACAGACGAAGGTTATGTGATAGAAGCAAATAGAAGATACGTTTTTGAATCGTTCGATAAAATGTTGGAATTTATTGATTCGATACCGATGAGTTAATAGTGCCTTCTTGTGGTTTTGGATCAGTGTGTACTTGGTCGGCAATTTCAAAATAACGTTCCAATCTCATACCAACTTGTTCATACAACATTTCAAGTTGTTTTTCAATTTCTTTCATTTTGTTGGCTTCTTCATACATTTTGGCAGCGTCTCTTTTGATTTCTTTCATATCACGTTCAACCATTTTGGCTTGCATCCAGTCGCCACATTCTTTAATTGCGTAGCGTTCTGCTAGATTAACAGCCTCCATAATTTTTTGTGCAGTTTCATATACACAATCGGCTTTTAATCCCTTGCGATATTCATTATAGGATCTAATAGCACCAACCATTTTTGACTTTTCTTCTTTGGTAAGTGGACTATAAGCTACTTCAGTGGAATTTTCTAGTAAATGTTTTAATTTCATACTTTATAAATATTATAATTCTGATAGAATGTTGTGAATAATTCTTTCTACATTACCGTATGGGTTGACAATTGTTCTTTGTTCTACACTTTCATTGATTTTGCCTTGAGGATACATAAAGGCACCTTGTGTACTAGGATTGCTTACAAAGTCAAATGCGATCAAATCAAAATCGTCTTGTACAATGTCGGCACCTTCTCTCATATCTTTTTTAACACTGCCTAATCCTCTGCTGCTAATACCTAATAAAATTCCAGATTGCAATAAATCTCTAAGAATATTACCACTTGGTGTGGGCAGTATTTCAACTGTTCCAACCAAATCTTTGTCTTCCCAACCCATATCAACAATGTTGTGACTAACGTTCTTTAAGTTAACCACGCTGCTTTCTGGATGATCCAACTCACCCATAGCACGACGTTGTTTTACGAAGTTTTGCATATACTTTTCAGCTTCACGCTTTAGTACATCTTCTGGGTACACTCTTCCATTTTGATTCTTTGCATCCGCACGTTGTAATACGCCGGTTACGTATAGTTTTCCATCTTTAAGAGATTCATTTAAAGATGTCTTTTTAAATTCAAATGGTAATATGTCTATCAATACTTGTTTCATATATGTGTTAAGCTTTAGGTTGTGTTGTTCCTGGTTGTTTTGATTGATCTGGTTGATTTGCAACAGTTGCGTCTTGCTTATCTGCGGTTATTGTGTTTTGTGGAACAACATTTTGTTGACTTTGAGGGTCAACCAATGCTTTTGATTTAGCAACTTGATATTGATCTTTTGGTTTCAAATTATCAGCATTACCTAAAATTTTAAGTTTAAATCCTGGCTTGATGAAAAATTTAGCTACTTTTTGTTTATTTTCTTCACGACCAATTATTATAATAACGTATCTGTCGTAGTAATAATCAATAGCAACACCAGTTACATTTATAGTATAATCTGTCTCAGGTTGTTTATATCCTTTACTGGCTCTAACTACGATTTTCTTACCTAAAATTTTGTCTTGGATTGTTTTTTGTAGATTGTTCTTTAATGCCTCGGTTGAACCTTTTAACTTGGTATCAAATGCTGTAAAATCAGGCAATACATCATATGTTTTTAAATCTACAGATGGTGAAGGTTCGGCTTGCTTTGGTTGTTGAGTTGGAGGTTGAGCAGGTGACGGTTGTGGAACAGAAGCTTTCTGACCTTCTTGTTCATATTTTAAACCATTAAAACCTTCAGTAAATGGTAAACTTCCTTGTTTATAACCAATCAAATTTGGATCTAAATTTGGATCATTATGTTGAACCAATCCATTTTTATCTGTATATGTATCTCCCAATTCAATTGATTGAGCAGGAGTACTATATGCTGGTTCACTATACATTTGATTTTCCAACTTATAATTAGGACTTCTTTTAATTGGCTTAGCTAATTTATATCCCAATTGTGTGTATGTATCTGGTCTTGCTCCTCTTTTGGAAAAAGCAAATGGAGTTCTTGCAGCGTCACCACCAACAGCAACTGGACCAGAAGCAACAGGTGCGGTACCTGTTGTACTAGCTTCATTTTTAACCTTTAGGTTGGTTAAAATCTTTTTAATCTTTTGTTTAAGATTTTGCTTCATTTTTGACATCAATCTTTTTAATTTCTTCTATCAATTCGTATACATTTAACAATGAAGTCAATTGATTTTCTTTAATTACGCCAACACAAGATTTTGTTGAAAACTGACTAATAACTTCATTTATTTTAATTTTAACCACTTCAGAGGTAACATTCTTCACTTGATCTTTTAATACTCCACTTATTCTCTTGTACTCTTCGTTGACGTATTTTGTAAATTTACTGGAGTTGGAAACATTAGTAATATATTCTTTTAGAAGTTTCTTTTGATCTGGCAAAAGATTGTTGTATTTGGTATTGAAGTTTTCAATCAAGAATTTATAGGCCAACAATCTAACTTCAGCACTTTGATTTCCATAAACATCCATCATTTCTTGTTCTGACTTCTTTTCTTTTGTTAAGCTCTCAACAATATATTCTCTTGATTCTAACAATTCAGATACATCAAACTTGACTTCACTTTTATCTTGATCTTCAAATAATTTGTATATAGAGGCGTATAACTTATAATTTGGAATTTTATTTTTCAAAAATTCGTCTATATTATACTTCTCTTTTATTTCTTTAATTATGTTGTACTTTTGCTTGTTCAATTCGCGTTCATCTAGTTTGGAACGTGTTTGCAAAACAACATTCAAAAGACGTTCAGCGGAAGAAGCATCTTTGCTTTTTTGTTGTAGGATGAAATTGTAAAGTTGCACTTCTTTTCCTAGTTCTTTGCTTTCGTGAAAATACTTGAACATCAGATTTTTGGTAAATGATTCATCTCTCCCCGCTAGAATGTCGGCTGTTATTTGTCTAGTGAGTAGTTCAAACAATATTCCAGCATTCTTGAATTTCGAATGTTTTGCTTTCTTGTGCATATTATTTATTATTATTTATAAATATAATCAATGTGGTTAAATATGTAGGAATTATACTATTCTTTTATATTTTGTTCATCCATAAAAGATTTTTTACTTCCCTCTCGTAATATTTCTTTTTCTTGGTCTAAAGTTTTTAGTACATCGGTCAATCCTTTAATAGATTCTAGTGATAGCGGAGACTTGTTTTTATACTTGTGCGTCACAGACAAATCACTACGTCTATTGTTTTCTAATGTACCCAATGGATCTTCGCCAAATCGATAATCACGTGCATCTTTTCTACCAGTTTGATCACGTTCTGCTAATTTTGGGGGTGTTGATTTTTCCCCACCAGTTTCACCACCTTTTGGTTCGCCTCCACCTGGCGGTTCTCCGCCTGGCTCACCGCCAGCTGGCTCGGCGCCGCCTGGTTCACCACCTGGCCCACCACCGGATCCACCGGCTCCTTCTTTATCGTCCTTGTTTAAGAATGATAATGCTGGATCATTGCCTTCTTCTTCGATTTGTTTAAATCTATATGTACCTTTAGCATCATCGATAAGTTGTTTTTGCAACTCAATCATATCTTGATCTGATAAACCAAAAATATTTTCATAGATCCACTTCTTAGAAAATACTTTTTGTTCTTGCATATCTTTGGAGAGTTCGACTTTGCTTTTATATACGTCGATCTTTTCTTTTTCAAAGATAGTAGATGGATTGGTCAATTCCAATGTAAAATCGACCAACGATTCATCTCTATATCCTTGTGAATATAAATGAATAACCGCAATCTTATTTAACTCACTTACAATAATACGTTGAATACGTTGAACAGTTCTAGCAAAACGTATATCTTCAGCTGCCAATGTAGCTTTACCGCTTAGACTTTCATCATAACCTAAAAATGCTTTGGGAATCTTAAGCGCTGCCATCATTTTGTTACGCAGATATTCAATATCATCAGTACCTGTCCATTCTAGACCAGATAAGTTTTCGATACTTGTACCACTATCACTACCACGAACTGGCAAGAAAAAGTCTTCTACCATGTTCTGCAAATTGAATCTTAAATTGTAGTCGCCTGTTTGTTGATCCAAATATGGTACTTTTTTCATTTGATCCATAATGCGTTGCATATGGTTATCAACTTCATTTGGAGGAATATTACCGATGTCAACCTTGAAAATACGTTTTTCAGGAGCACGCATAATACGATGAATTAACATTGCGTCTTCCATCAAACTCAATTGTTTCCATACGCGACGAGCACCTTCTAAAGAACTTTTTCCGTATGGCAAAAAGTTACTATCACTCAACAAACGAAAATGTGCAATTTGATAATTTTCCAGATCTTCTAGTTTATTACCATATGGAAGGTTGACTTGGAACTTAACAAAATTCTTATTTGATAAATGTGCGTTTTCTACACGGGTTACATAATAAGTGCTCAATGGTTCTACCAAATAAACACCATATTCAGGGCTAATATGTAAACGTAGATAAAAATCTCCGTATTTGACCATACAACGAGTCCAACTCCAAAGATTGAATTCGATGTTTAAAATGTCATAAAACAAATTGTGTAGAATTTGCTTGATTTCATCGTTGGATGATTTGATATGAATTACTTCACCCATTTCATTTCTAGTTGTACATTCATCTGCATAGATATCCAATGCAGATGCTAGAATTGGATCCATATCCATTGTATCATAATCACGAAATAGTTCTACACGACTACTTTGATATGATAAATTGAAATCTCTTGTGTATTGATTATATGAAGTGGTGCGTAATCTATTAAAACGATCTCTTAAACTATTACGATCTGTAGCATACTGAATTTCGTCAGTATCAATTACTTTTAATTTTTTACCACCGATATTACGAACAATTACATCATTTGAAAACAAACGTTTCAAACGTGCAAATAATGAACGATTGCGTAATTCTTGAAAAGATTTATCTGCCATATTATTCTAGTATATAAGTATTTACAACAACCAAGTTAAACTTTCTTTTTTGTCATTTACAGTAAATTCCATCGTCTTTTGATGATCAGGTACAGTGCTTACTTGTTTTGGCACAGTTATTTGACTTGTTACTTTTGATATTTTAGAAACCATTGCTTTATTATAAGCTATTTGTTCGTTTCTAAGTTTTAAAGCTGTTTCACGAATCCACAATCCAATGCCTAGTGACATAACTAAATCATCATTATATCCCTTCATAGCCTCAGCTTTAGCTCCATTCCATATAAACACATTCAATTCCTCATAAAGTCTTTTAGACTTGATTATAACACCTTTTTCTCTAAAAAAGTTTTCTAGTTTACTAATGATTAATGGTCTATTTTTACTAGTGGTTGTAAATCCGGCCACTAATTTTTTGTCCGCCGAATTTAATTTATTAGTATATGTTTTTTCCACATCTATAACAGTTAAATCAGCTGCACTATAAAATGTATTTTGATAATCTCTATCTATAATTTGTTGAAGTGTAGCCCAACCCACGTTATTGTTTTCCACGACTAATAACGCATTATTATATTCAGTTGCAACACTTACCAACAAGTTTCCATAATCCTTGGTAGTTAATTGTCCTTTATATTCCGCAACTTGTTCCAATGTTTCTATGTCAAAGATATGAAATGCGCTATAATCTGCTCCATCTCCTCTCGCACAGTCGGCCGTTAATATGTAATTTTTACTATAATTTGGATAATCCCATATCCAAAAATCTTGATTATTACCACGTTTTTCAATTGGATCTTTAATATAAGTTTGTTTATAAAACTCTAAAATATCAATACTCACAACTTGATTACCAGATGTACTAAAATCACAATCACATTCTTGCGCTGCACCTTTTACACCTGACAATTCTGTTTGTTTATCTCTCCAAGCTTGATCTCTTTCTGGATGTAGATGCCATGGTAATCGTATTGTTTTAAAGTTGTTCTTACCTTCTTCAGCTTCTACCCACGTTTTATGAAAGAAATTACCAACACCATTTGGCGTACTTAATATAATAGCTCTACCACCAGTAGACAGTGTATATTGTGATGACAACCAAATTTCTTCAATACCGTCAATAAATGCAGCTTCGTCAATGATTAGTAAAGATAGTGCGGATGATCGACCAGCGGTACCAGCAGATGATACTGCTTTGATTTGCGATCCATTTTTTAGACGTAATGAAAGACGATTGTCTTCTACACAGGGAACTTTTAACCAAGACGGCAAGTTATCATTAGCAAATCTAACTTTGGTAACGATTTCTTTTGCGGTTTCTTGAGTAATACTAATACAAAGAATATTCTTATCGTTATGGAATGTCATTAACCACAAACTATAAGCTGCTGTAAGAGTACTAATACCCATCTGACGACTTTTTAATACAATATTAAGACTATTATCTACGAAGTCTGATAGAGTTGTCTCTTGAAAAGGAAACAATTCAAAGTTACAAGTACCACGAATAGGATGTTGGATCTTAACATACTTTTTCATAAAGTATATTGGATCCTCAATACACTTCTTATACTCTTGCTTTATTATTTCTCTTAGATTTGGCTGACTCATACTTTTCTTCGTAATCTTTTATCTTAGCGTTTAGTTCTTCTAAACGTTTATAGAGTAGTTCTAAATCTTTATTTAGATCCTCTAGTATTTTATTATAATCTTGAATGCCTTCCCATCTTTCAAATGAACCATCTTCTTCTAAGAATTCAACTGGTTTTCCTTGATTTTCTTCGCAGAACTTTTTACTTTCTTCAAACTTTTTCTTATAATCTTCCAAAATACTACGTTCATTTTTTAAATCCTGAAGTTCGTTATATACGTCGAACATTCCGATTAATTTAAGATTTGTTTGGAAATCAATAAAACAATCGTAGCAATATCCTGTTTTGGGCCAAACACGATCATCTAAATAATTGCCCCAACGAACATCCATCTTACAACATTTACAACGTTGTTCATTGATAATCGTAGCGCGTTTTTGAACTCTACGTTTACTACCATTTTTCCAAACCCATTTACGTCCTTGACCATCCTCCCACTCTTCACCTTCTTTACGGGTTGAATTTTCCAAATTAGAATCATATCCTACTTGGACGAATGGACGAACGCCATCAACATAATCTTTAACAATATCAAGATTGCTTTTACCTAATGCTCTTTTCATAACAAATATGTATTTATTTTATTTCTTAAACTTACTTTCCAAACCTTTTATAATAAAACTTCCTGTAATTTTGAAAGGATTGTTATAAATATTTGGATCTCTAACCACGATTCCTTCATGTTTATCTAAGTCACCAATCTCACTAGTAGCATTCTTTAATACTTCATCTCCTAATTTGATAGTGGTTAAATAAACAATGGTATCATTTATAATCTTTTGAACGTCTTGACCGGCAAAATCTTGCGTAATATTTTTGCTGTTTGAAGCATTAATAAATTG